CAAGTGCTGGCCGTCGATATTTTTCAAGACGCGGTTCTAAACACTGATGCTATCGACACATATGTGGAGTTCTTTGTCACTCCATATCCAGTGATTTACTCCAACATGGACATGGCTCTCTTTAACCCCAATCGCGGCCCTGTAGCGGCTTCCGATTCAATTCTGTTCAAAGCGAATATGACCTTCTCGGGGTCTGATAGCGGTTTTCCGGTAATTAATCAATACCCGTCACCTCAAATTAGCGCAGGGCCTTCATTTGCTTTCTATACCCCATTTGTTTATTTTACAATGTTCGTTCATAACACGGACGGCGAAGCATCCTTCCTCAATAATGTAGCATTTTCATTCCTCCTCCGTGTCAATTCGACAAAAGCAACAGTCACATCATACGGTTTAGGACTTCTCAGAGAGCGGATGGTGGCTCAAGGAATTAACCTAATGAATCAAGGTCGAATCATTCCGAAAGCCGCTAATGTCGGTCAAGTGTTTCCGGCTTGGAAATACGGAGGGATTCGTCCCGAGCGCATGATTTCAGGCGGAGCAACTCGAAACTTTTGGTTGAATTATTCGGCTGACAGCAGTGAGTCGATGATAACCACCGGAAACATCAGAACATACCTCAAGAACGCCCGAACCATGCAGGACTTTGAGAGTGCGTTTGGTGCTGATAGTTTGACCCTTGGCCCTGTTCCGGATTGGATTCGGTTCGGATTGAATCGCGGTTTAGTGAGTGGGCCAGTACGCGCTCAACAACCGCCTCGTAAATTATCCGACAACGGAAACACACTGATGTTCTGATGGTGAAACCATGAACGCCCCGATTGATGAGGAACAGAACAATCGAATCGCGATGTGTGAGAAGTTGTTGATGCTCATCGTCTTGTTGCAATTTCCGCAACTCGCTTCAATGATTTGATGGTGGACATTGCGGGATTTGAACCCACTGCTCAAAGGATAGGACGCCCCAAGCACCTCCGTGGATGCCCGTCGCCATCAATCACGCTCTTGGAGCATATATTCAACCCATTTGTATTCGCGGGAATATCCGTGGCCGTGTGGGTGTCGCATCTCTCGACCTTCACCAACTTTGACAACTTCATGAGTTTCAGTGATTCGACGAGAAGTGAACCGCGCCATTTGTCCGAGGATTCCTACGAAGGATTGATATGAGTCCGGTCCTTTGAATGGAATGTGTCGCACTTCATCGTAGAGTTGCCTTGAAGTCCACACTTCACCATCTGAAAGCAATTTAATAATCATCTTTTGAAGATGAATCTTGCTACGCTTGCCCATTTAGTCCACCACCAAACGGCCCATTTCAAAATACAATTCTCTCATCAATTTAGGGTTGAGATGGTTGGGGTTGTTGGCGATGATATCAAGGAGCGTTTTCATAGCTAGAGAAGGAGTAGGAATTGAACCCACATCGTCCAATTGGTCTCTGATGCAAGTTTGGATAAATTGAGACCTGTTGGCTTTGTAGGATAGCAATTCATCAATCTCCGCTATCATTGCCGGAGGGAGTGAGATGGTTATCGGTTGGTTTTTCAGATGGGGCGACTTTCTTGGACGGGCCATGTCATTCCGAGGTGGGGTTTAGTTATGAATGAAACCCTTCCGACTTCTCAAACGATGTGACTTTGGCGAGGTTGGGTGGTTGTCTTGGTTGTTGTAGTCTTGGTTGGGCGGCCATTTGAAGGTCTCTTTCTCTTTCTACTTATACTCTTTCTAATAATTCGATGAAAAAACTACATTCTAATCTCGATTCTTTACCGCCGACACGGTTTGAAACTGTTTCGTTATGAATTAAACCCATCAATTTCCGTTATTCGGGGGAAAAAAAGTTATTGACTACAAAAAAACGCACCCCGTCGAAATGCAGCTTCTTTTTTTATGCCCCGTTTTCCGGTCATTATTCTTAATATACTGTAGGAATACAGCAATATTCATGGCGAAAGCATCCCGTGACCTAATCCTCAGAGACCGACTTCAATTTGACATTAACGGCAGTGGTAACACCGACCTAGTTTATGGCCGTGTGGACCTTTCCGATTTCGTCAATATCGTCAAAAAAGAAGGCATGGCTATCAAAGAGATTCGGTATCAAATTAGAGCCCCCAGTAAGCCTAACGGAGTATTCGCTCCAACTCTTCAAGAAACCTCCGGCGGTGCGCCAATTAACTCAAGTCTGAAAGTTTTTGCTACTACTACCGCGTACGAAAACGCCGAGGATGTTGGCTTGGCTTCACCGGATGTCATCAACCTCCTTGAAATGACTACGCTTAACTCTCCAAGCGAAGGCTCATTTCCTGCTATCATCGAAAACCAATGGACTCACTACGGAACACCCGACCTTCACCCCGAAGGCTACAATGTAGTAAGCGATTTGCTCATTGGCGTTGCCGCTTCACTTGTTGGAGAACACGCCGGCACTACATGCGAAATTGATGTTATGATTATTGCCGAGCCTGTCAAGTTGAACGAAGCCGACATGACTGAGATGCTCACTCAGCAACAGGACTTGTAAGGTGGTTTAGTTGCCATACGACAAGAACGGTAAGTTCTACACTACACGCATTGAAGACGACCTTAAAGGCGACGACCCATTAGGACGCTTAGTAGAACGCTCTGTAAGCGCTCGTAAGGGTGCTAAAGCCGGAGTTGCACTAGGTTCACGCCTAGGGCCGGTTGGAGGTGCTTTAGGAGGCACTCTAGGCGGTATTAGCGGCTTTATCCTAGGAGACCGTGAAATAGTGTTTCCCATGGATATGGTAGCTATCCCTGCATACCAAATGTATCTACTTGGAGGCATAGAGCCCGTGTTTCAAATCTACATCAAAGAGGGAGAGGTTTTGAACCAAGTTATTCCGACTGATGCTATGGAGGCGGAGGAAGCCCTTTCAGAGCCTTCTAAGCCTTCAAAGAAGCGTAAGGCATCAAAATACCATACCGCGTATGGTAAGCATTTCAAGAGTCTCGCACCCAAGTTTAAGTTGAAGTCCGGCGCATGGGCTAAAGACGGTTTCAAACGTTGTCAAAAGGCCGCTCATGCCGCTACTAAGAAGGGGTTGAAGAAGTGACGGTCCACGACATCAGAGAGTCCATTGAAAACTCCGTTGTGACTACTACGGACGCTTTGACAATTATTCAAAAGAAGGTCGAATTGAAGCGCGGTATGCGTCATCAAGTGCTGGCCGTCGATATTTTTCAAGACGCGGTTCTAAACACTGATGCTATCGACACATATGTGGAGTTCTTTGTCACTCCATATCCAGTGATTTACTCCAACATGGACATGGCTCTCTTTAACC